GTGCTGCTGGCGTCAACCACGTTGACTAGTGCGGCGGCGAGTATTGTATTTTCAAGCATTCCGCAGACATATACAAGACTAACGGTGGTAGGGCAAGCGATATCGAATTATTCAAGTGGAGCAAATGAGTGGTTGTTATGGAAGTTTAATAGTGATACCGGATCAAATTATGTGAATACTGCAGGAACTGGTACAATATTATACTATGGATACGCTGCTAGCAACACCAACTATAGCGGTCTAATGCCTGGGTTTATGCTGCTAGATATCTTGAATTATGCTAGTACAACATACCATAAACCCATGTCTGGCTATAGCAGTGTGCCGGTAAGTTCAACCGCTACTGGGTATGGGGTTGGGTCCGCTGCGTGGAAGCAGGCCGCAGCAATTAGCACGATCACGATCAGCCTTGAACACAGCGGAAACTTTCAACTTGGTACGTCGTTCCAAATATACGGATACCCATAATGAATACTGAACCACCCATCGCCATCGAGATCAACTGTGAAACCGGCGTGGAGACCGTCCGACCGTTGACGGCGGAGGAGATCGTGCAACTGGAGCAGGACATGGCACGCGCCGAGGCGGAGCGCGCCGAGAAGGAAGCCAAGGAGGCAACCGAACTGGCCGAACGAACCGCGCTTGCAACGTGGATCGCGGGACAGTCGACATTGCCCGAGGCGGCCCGCAACGCATTGGCGCGGGCGACTGGGGTGACGTTGCCTGGAGGAACCGGCTGACATGCCACTCGAACAGACCGGCGTCGCGCTGACTTTTTATGCCTTTTACGTCGCCAGCAAGCAAGGCGTCACGGGTCTCACCGTGACGGTCGATGTGTGGCGCGTCAACACGTCAGCGTCACCGACGCAGGTCGTGACGGCGGGCAGCGCGACCGCGGTCGGTGGCGGCCTGTACCTGTATCAACTCGCATCGGCGTCGGTCACGGTTGAGGGCGAGTACATCGCCATCTTCAAGACAGCGTCAACGACGCCGGATCAGCAACACATCCCGGCGATATGGGTTGTGTCGAAAGCGGGCACCGAGTACCTCGACGCGTCCGTCGCGTCACGGTTGCCAACCGCGTCGTACACCGCACCGTCCAGCGTCACCAGTTTGCAAGCGGACGTCACGACAATCCTCGGACGAACCGACGTGGCGACAAGCACGCGGTTGGCATCTTCGGCGTACGCACCGGCGACGGGAAGCGGATCATCCACGTACGTCGTGACGATCCGGCAACCCGACGGACTGACCGCCATCGAGGGATGCGCGGTGTGGATCAGCACCGACAGCGCGGGCGCGACCGTCGTTGCCGGTACGCTGTACACGAGCGCGGCTGGCGTGGCGACGTTCACCATCGACCCTGGCGCGTACTATCTGTGGAGGCAACTGGGTGGCTGGAACTTCAGCAACCCGACGGCGATCACGGTGACATGACGACATGCCAACATTTTTAGCCACCTCGGCGGCGACCGCGACATACGATTACTGCACGCTGGCGCAGGTCAAGGCGCGTGCGTCAATTCCGAGCGCGACAACCACGCACGATACGGTGATATCAGCCGCCATCACGGCAGCGTCGCGCGTCATCGACGAGGACACCGGACGCATCTTCTACAGCGTGTCGGCGACCAAGTACTACACACCCGACAACGCGCTCACCCTGTTCGTGCCGGACGATGTCCTGTCAGTCACGACGATCCAGACGGTTTCATCGTCCGGATCGGGCACACGTGTGTATGGGTTCACGTGGTCCGCGACCGACTACGACCTCGAACCGGCCGACGGCCCGCCGTACACGAGGATCGTGGTCAACGACACGGGGCAATACCAGTTCCCGACGCGCCGACGGGGTGCACTGGTCACCGGATCATTCGGGTACAACTCGACAGGGTCGTACCCTGACGCGATCAATGAGGCGTGCATCCGCATGGCGGCGCGCCTGTTCGAACGCAACAAGGCACCGCTTGGCGTGGTTGCCACCGACATGCTCACAACAACCCGCATCGCCAGCGCCGACGGTGAGTATTTGGCGTTGATCCGGCCGTACCGAAAAATGGACATGGTGGTGCAGGCGCAATGGTAGGGTTTTCAATCCGCGTGACAAACGCCGAGGAGATGCAACGCAAGGCGCGCGCGTCAGCCATCATGGCCGAACCAATCCGTACCGCGTTGAAGAAATCGGCGTATGTCGTTGAGGGGCAGGCAAAACGCAATGCGCCGGTTGATACCGGACGGCTGCGTGCATCGATCACAAATGCGGTGGACACATCCGACCTGCCACGGTTTGCCACGGTTGGCACAAACGTCATCTACGCGCGAGCCGTTCATGACGGGCGCAGACCAGGGTCACAACCACCAATCGCGGGCGGACTTGCGCTATGGGCGCGACGGCATGGCAACATCAATCCATACGCGGTTGCACGATCCATCAAGCGCCGTGGCACCAAACCGCGTCCGTTTCTCCGGACTGCCTTTGAGGAAAACCTTGGCCGTATTCGTGGGTTCTTTCAAGCAGCCGGGCGCGACATTGAGCGCCTGTGGAGCCAAGGCGCATGAGCCTTTCGACGGTGCGTGCCGGACTTGCGACACGGTTGGAAACAATCAGCGGACTCAACGTCTACAAGACCGTGCCGACCACACCACAAGTACCAGCGGTAATTATCCGCCCGACCGAGCATGACTACGACCTGTCGATGGCGAACGGGCAGGACGTGCAGCGGTACGACGTCACGCTTCTGGCGTCCACAGGTGGCAGTCCGTGGGACGTCTCGCAGGACTTGGTGGACACCTATCTGTCTCGGACGGGGTCCACAAGCATCAAGGCGGCCATCGAAAGCGACGGCACGCTGGGTGGCGCTGCATACGCCACGCGCGTCCTTTCGTGGCGCGATTACGGTACGCTTAGTTTTGGAACCGTCGATTATTTCGGCGTGCGTTTTACCGTGGAGGTCTGGCCGACATGACGTGGCAAGCAACGATCGGCATCAATTGGCCGGACGGTAAAGGCAAAGAAGTCCGCGTCGAGGCAGGCGATGACGTGCCGGACAGCGTCGTGAACGAGAACGCCTGGCTGGTTGCCGAAGGGCATGTCATTGCGTCGGGGTGGACCGCAAGCGCGATCCCCGTCGTAGAGATTGCGCCGGAATCGTCATCCACGTCGGATGAGGCGGTGACGAATGGCTAGGATGCACGGCAAGGATGTCCGCGTGTATCTCGGTTACCGTGACGTGTCAACCGATCTCGCATCGGTGGATGTCACGGCAAATGCCGACACGCACGATGTCACGACGTTTGGCGCTGAATACGTGACATATGATCCCGGACTTGGATCGTGGGACGCGTCGGTTGATGGGTTCTACCAGACCAATTCAGGCGGATCGGTGACTTCCATCGAACGCCAGTTTGAGGCATTACTTGGATCAGACACCGCAGGCGCAAGTGTGCTTTCGATCTATGATGGCGATGCGGATGCGGTCGGGGATTTTGGCATCCTGTGCAGTGAGGCCATATTGACCAAACATGCACAGCCGATCACGGTTGCTGACATTGTCAAAATCAACGGCACGTTGCAAGGCAACGGGCGGGCCGGGCTGAACGGTGTCCTGTTGCACGTGCTCGGTGCCGATAGCACAAGCACCAACGGTACGAGCGTCGACAACGCCGCATCATCCGCCAACGGAGGACGGTCCAACCTGCATGTCACCGCGGTAACCGGCACTGGTGGAACGGTGAAAATCCAGCACTCGACGAATAACTCCACGTGGGTGGACCTCGTGACGTTCACGGCGTCCACGGATGCGTCGTGCCAGACATCGACAGTCACCGGTACGGTGAACCGCTACTTACGAGTGATATCGACTATCAACAGCACGTCCTCGGTCACGTTTGTGGCCGGGTTCGCCAGGTTCTAAGGAGGCACGACGACCATGGCACGCGTTCACGGCAAGGACATCTCATCAATAAACATCGACAACAGTGGCGGAACACCGGCTGACCTCAAGGCGGAAACCGTCAGCCTTGATTTCAGCGTATCTTCAGCGACGCACGAGACAACGACCATTGGTGATCAGTGGATGGAGTTCACGTCGGGCCTGAAGGGTGGCGACGATGTCACACACGAGTTCATGTACAACAACACCAACACGACGGGCATATGGACGGTGTACACCGGACGCCTTGGAGTGGAGGGCACTTTATCATTCACCGATGGAACCAGAACCGTCAGTATGGAAACCATCGTCACCAAACTGTCCCTGCCGATTGCGGTAGGCGACATGATCAAGGCCACTGCAACCCACAAGATCACGGGAACGGTGACGTTCTCCTAACACTGCCACAGGGGGGGCAACAATGGCAGGACGCAAACGCGACACCTTGACGGTGGCGCTGAACGCTGATCTTCAAGGCTTTACGATCGACATCGACCCACAAGCATTGACAATGGGAATGATTGAGGATTTGCAAGGTGGCACCGCAACTAGCATGCTCGACGCGGTGTCATCATGCGTGGTGGGCGGCACGCTAACGGGTGGAAGTGACCGAGCCGGGTTGAGACGTTTGACGCCAGGGCAGTTTGCCGCAGTCTGCGAAGGCATTGCGGGGTGCCTCGCGGTCCCAAAAAAAGCCTGACCGAGTTTGGGAAGTGGCTGGTCGATATGCCGAACGCATGCGACCGCGAGACGATTTCGATCTATCACCGGGCGGTAATCGCGACCACATTTCCGGCTTACACGCTGGAGACGGCACGTCAGGCAAATGCACGCGACGTGTTCTGGGCAATCGAACTCCTGGACGCGGCACGCAAACTGAAAGGCTGACATGGCGACAACCGCGGAACTAAACGTCAGGATAACTGCCGAGGATGAGTTCAGCGGGCCATTGGACCGGCTGCACAAAGGTCTTGGCGGTTTGTCTGGTGCGTTGTCCGCGCCGATGGCAGCCATAAAGGGGATCGGGTCCGCGTTGTCCGGCATCGGCTTGGCGGCGCAAGGTGCAAGTGCGATCGGCGAAGGTGCCGTTGGACTTGCGAACGCGTTCGGTTTTGGCCTAGCCAAGGAACTTGAGGACACGCGCACCAAGATGGTGGCGTTCGCGGGTTCGGCAGCCGCGGCTGATGACATTCTGGCCCAAGTGCGAACTGAAGCCAACCAGACGCCGTTCGCTTTCAAGGAAATGGCTGACGCCACCGCGGCGCTTTTACCAGCGTCCAAAGCCGCTGGCGTCGGATTGATGGACGTGATCAAGCAGGCGGAAGTGCTTGCAGCACTCAATCCGTCCGAAGGTTTGACCGGTGCGGCATTCAGCCTGCGTGAGGCACTTTCTGGCGATTTCACTTCCATCGTGGAACGGTTCAATCTGCCACGCGAGCGACTCAAGGCACTCAAGGAAGAAGGCGTACCGGCGCTTGAGGCCGTGCGTATCGCCATGGCCGAGATGGGCGTTGACGCCAGCCTCGTGGCCGGTATGGCAAACACGCTTGGTGGTCGTTGGTCGACATTCAATGACACGCTCGATAGCATTCGCCTGAACGCGGCACAACCGATTTTCGATCAATTGTCTTCTTCCCTTGACGTGCTTGCCGGTGTCGTTGGAAACAACCAGGAAGGTTTTACGAGCCTTGCATCCATTGTCGGTGGATCGGTTGCAGAAGCAATCAAGTCGGTAACCGGCTTTATCGTCATGGTGCAAAACATCAGCACCGAGCACGGATTGTCAACCTTCGAGGCAATCATTACCGCCTTGGAAATCCGCATCGGCGAGGTGTTTGGCCCGACTGCCGAGGCCATTTTCCACACTTTTGTCGACGCCATCAAGGCAATCAGCACTGCCATTCAGGAGGTGCAGGCGTTTTTTGATTCAGGTTCAGCGGCTTCGGAAATCCTCAAGGCAGTCATTGTTGGGGCGACAGCGGCATTTGTCGCGTATCAGGTTGCAGTCACCTTGGCTGCAACGTACACCGCAATAATGGAAGGCGCCACGATTGCGATGACCGCCGCACAGACGGCGCTCAATTTCGTGCTGACGATGAATCCGATTGGCATCGTCGTTTTGGCGTTGGTGGCGTTGGCAGCCGCACTGGTGTACGCCTACGAAACAAACGAGACATTTCGCAACGCGGTGAACGGCGCATGGGACATGTTGAAGACCGCGGTCACCTCTGCCGTTGAGTGGATCACAACGAGTTTCAACACCGTCATGGAGTTCGTGAAAGGCTTGCCTGCCTCGTTCATGGCAGCAGCCACCAGTGTGGGCACTGCAATCATTGACGGCATCAAAAACGGTGTGTCCAACGCAATGAGCGGATTGCGCGACATGGTGCGCAACGCCGCAAACGATGCTTTGAACGCTGCCAAGGCTGCACTTGGCGTGCATTCGCCGTCGACGGAGTTCGAGATTGTCGGACGCGCCATCGGTGATGGCATGACGCTTGGTGTTGACCGATCACGACCGGCAGTCAGCAACGCAGTTGCCAATCTTGTGGACGTGCCTCGAATAGCAACACCCGGCAATAACGGACCCATTGCCGCATCGAGTGGAATGCCTGGAGCGGGTGCAGCCGCATCCGATGACGGGCGACCAGTCATCATTCAACTTGATGGACAGGTCATCGCGCGCACCACGTGGTCGTACCTCAAGCGACAGAACCTCGTGGGTTCGAACCTCGGGTTCGCCTGATGGTCACCGCAACGTACACCGTCGAACTCGCAACTGCCGACGGGGCAAACCCGTCAACGTTTACGGACATCACGTCGTACGTGCAGTCGGTTGCGATCACGCGTGGGCGCGATGATGTGCTCTCGCAGGTCCAGACCGGGACGGCGCGGGTCACGCTGATCAACGAGGACGGGCGGTTCTCGCCGGGTTACGCGCTGTCACCGTTGTACGGCAACGTGGCTACAATGCGCGCGGTCAGGATCAGGGGCACGTTCTCGGCGGTGACGTACGACCTCTACTACGGGTACATCCAATCCATCACGCCGGTGCCGACGCCGAACGTTCGAACCTGCACGCTCGACCTTGCCGACGGGTTTGCGTGGCTGGACCTTGCGGTGACGACGCCGACATACACGCTCGTGCCGACGGGCACCAGCATCGGCGTGGCGCTGAACAGCGCATCGTGGCCTGCCGGATTGCGCGATCTCGCAACGGGGCAATCCACGATAACGCCGTCGTACACCGACCAATCGGTGCTGTCGCAGATCCAAGGCATCGGCATCGACAACGAGGCCGGGTTGGTTTACATGTCCGGCGCGGGCAAGGTCGTCTTCCAGGACCGGCACACGAGACTGAAGGCGCCGTACACGGTCAGCCGGGGAACGTTCACCGACACCGACGCACTCGTGGATGTCGCGGCCGAGCGGCCCGTGCGTGACATCGCCAACGAGGTGAAGGTCACGCACGCGACCGGCAGCGTCACCGCAACGGACGCCACATCGCAGGCCGCGAAAGGTCCGAGGCGGCTTGCGATCAACGCTGGGTTCCTCGACGCATCGACGGCTGCGGACCGCGCATCGTGGACGCTGTCAACCAAGAAGGACGAACAGGATAGGCCCGTCATCGGCATCGTCGGCAATGCGTCGGCGACGCTCATGACGCAGGTGCTGGCGCGTGACCTGTCCGACCGCGTGACGATCACGGACGCCGGGGCGCGTACCGGCATCAACGCCGCATTCCACATCGAGCGCATCGAACATTCGATATCGAACGGTGGCACACTCCATACCGTCCGGTGGCAATTGTCACCGGCTGATGCTGCCGGGTTCTGGGCGCTTGACGTTTCGTTGCTCGGCACATCCACGCGGCTTGCGTATTAGGGGATAATGGATCATGGCATGGGCAACACCGACGACGCGGTCCACTGGCTACGTCGTCACCGCGTCGAACTGGAACGAAATCGTCAACGATCTCCGGTACCTCAAGGGTCTTGACGGTCCGGTCGCAATCGAGAACGCGATCACGCTGACGCAGATCGCGTCACCAGGCGCATCGGCAGGCGGTACGGTCACCTTATACGCAAAGACTGACGGCAGCGTCGTGAAGATCGACTCGACAGGGTCCGAGTCCTCGCTGGGCGGGGGCTTCGCACGCACCTTTTTGCTGATGGGAGCCTGACATGGCAGAGGTAATCAAGCGTCTCGGCACCACGGTGGCGACGAGCGCAACAAACATCCACGATAACGGCGCGACGGCATCGACGTATACCGTCGTCTCGCGGATCGTCATCGCCAACACGTCCGCGACGTCGTACACGTACAACGTCAGCACGTCGGCGGTCACCGGCACGCATGGCGCGTACATCGTGTCCGGTGCCACGATTGCAGGCAACGACAGCGTGATGCTCGGCGACGGCGTGTGCCTCGATCCGACCAATCGGTACCTTGTGGCGCATTCCAGCAACGCGGCCGTTCACATCACCGCGTACGGGTTGACCGGGCCGTGAGTGTAAGCAACGCGGGCGGGTCCGGTATCGCGGGCGCGAAGTACCGCAGCCTCGTCCGTTCTACATCAGCATCTTCGCAAGGGTTGTCGTGGACGACGACGGGCAGTCCGACTGTCACTGCTGCGACGTATTCGGGGGTTACGTATGACGTCTACACCTATACCGCTACTGGCACCGGGACGCTGGTATCAACGGGGAGCCGTGACGTGCTTGCGCGTGTGTTGGTAATCGGCGGTGGGGGTGCTGGCGGGGCGTACGGCGGTGGTGGTGGTGGTGCAGGTGGATACGTGGATACCGCGCACATCCTGAAATCGGGCACTACGTACGATGTCGTGGTTGGCGCTGGCGCTGCGGCGATAGCGACCACGGCGTATGTATCGGCTGTTGGAAATCTGAGCACGTTTGCCGTAGCGACTGGTTTTGGGGGAGGTCCGGGCGGTCAATATGGCACGGGGGGCGGGAAGGATGGCGCGTCCGGTGGTGGTGGAGCGGGTAGCAATGGCGGGTCGAGCAGCACCGGAGGTAGCGCCCTGCGTCCGTCGATGACACCGGGCACAACATTGCAAACCGCTGGAACAAGCGCGCAACAGGGATTTGCTGGCGGAACGGCGGGCAACGTGTCTCTTCAAGGCGCTGCCGGTGGTGGCGGTGCAGGTGCGGTTGGAGCCGCAAACTCTGGCAACAATGGCGGTGCGGGTGGCGTGGGTCTTGCGTGGCTTGACGGTGCGACACGAGCAGGGGGCGGCGGCGGGTCGTGTAACACAGGCGCAACGGCGGGCGTCGGCGGGTCTGGCGGTGGTGGTGCAGGTGCAATAAACCTTGCGACGGGGACAAGCGGCACCGCGAATACGGGTGGTGGCGGGGGCGGGTCGTACGGTGGCACAAGTGGCGCAGGCGGGTCCGGCGTCGTCATCATCGCGATACCGAGGGGATAATACAGTGGCACATTACGCTGAAATCGACGCAACGAGCACTGTGATCCGCGTCCTCGTGGTCGCCAACGACGTGATAACCACGCCGGATGGCACTGAGGATGAGAACCTCGGCAAGGTGTTTCTCACCGACCTACTCGGCGGGACGTGGGTGCAGACGTCGTACAACGGCAACCGACGCAAGCGATACGCCGGGATCGGCTACACGTACGACGCACAGCGTGACGAGTTCGTCCCGCCTGGGTGGTCACTGATTGACGGCGCGTGGACGGCACCGCCGGTGGAACCACTGCCGTGATCCGCATCTGCATCGGCGCGATCCTCATGTGGGTCGTCATCGCGATGATTGGGCACAGCATCGAGGCGGGCCGTGGCTACCATCGCTGAAACGTGGATCAAGGCGGGTGGCAGCGAGTCCGGACTTCATGAACTGATGGCGATTGCACGGCGCAACTGTCCGAACGGGCGGTCCTACGCCACATCGACGATGGCGATGCAATCGTGCGGATGCCCGGTACACGCGTACGTGCGGTCGGAACCCGGCCTGTACCGGCTGGCGCACACCGATCGCAACCGTGACGCGTATGTCAGCAACGAATGGGATCTCTGGTCCAGGGAGGATGATGAGCGTGTTTCCGCAGATTGACTCGACCGAACACAATCCGACGATGGGTGGATGGGGGTACCTCGACGATAACGGGGCATCCTGCTTCCACCCAGGCATCGATTTCAATAGCGGCGGAGGTGGCAATGCCGACTGCGGTGCGCCCGTGGTCGCGATCACCGATCAGACACTCGTGGCGCACATCGTGGATCTGACCGGCTTCGGGTTGCACCAATGGTGGAGACTTGACGCCGGACCCTACGCGGGCGCATACGTCCACTATTGCCATCTGAGTGACGCGACGTACACCGAGATCGGGACCAAGGCGAAACGGACGCAACCGATTGCCGCGGTCGGACGGTCCGGCGGGTGGGAATATTGCCATCTGCACTTCGAGGTCAGCCGCGAGCAGCCGCCACATTGGCGCTACTGGCCGAAGGGTCAGGCACGCGAGGCGGTGGCAGCGCAATACTACGACCCAATTATTGTCGCGCACGCGTACGATGCGTGGGCGGAGACGCACCAGGAGGCCGATGTGACACCGGAACTGAAAGCAATCGCAGACGCGCTGGCCGAGACCGGCTACCCGGCATCCGAGGTGCCGGACCTGTTGCGCGCCGTCAAGGCGTGGTCGGCGAACAGCGCGAGCCTCGCCGGATGGATCGAGGAGATCGGGGCACTCAAGGCACGGGTTGCCGAACTCGAAGCGTCAGTGACGCCAGCCGAGGCGTCCGCCGGTGTTGCCTGAAAAGCCAGTGTGGACGTTCCGCGAAGGCGTCGGTGGCGTCATCGCGATCCTCGTGATCGGTGCGATCTGTTGGTCGGCGTTGTACGATCAGTCGCAGTCGAGCCAAACCGCGCTCGTGGGCGCGGCTGGTGCGGTGACGGGATGGTTATTCCGCGGGACAGGCCAGACGCCGAACAGCAACGGCAACGGGTACACGAACGGGTCCGCGGGGCCCGGTGGTGGTGGCACAGCCACTTCCACTGCGTGATATGATCGCAATGCCGAGACCCGGAGTTAAGGCACTCGACGCGACCCCGTAGGTGCGTCGCGCGCTCATTTGGACCTCAACCACCCGGATGAGCGCAACCCGTATGCCCGCCCTACACGGCAACCCACCGTGGGGCGGGCATCCGTGTATATGGAGCCGACCGATGATGCGCAAACGCGATCTCGTTCAGGACGCGATCTGGATTGCGTTCACAGCGTCGCTCGCATGGGCGCGCTCGGCCGGTCGCCACTGGCGACGCGTCGTTGCCGTCACGACGATGGGGATCGCAATTGCGCGC